ATCAACTTCCAATTTATTTGGTAAAAGACCAACCTGTTTACCAAGATAAGCACCCCTCACCAATTTCACACCCAAATTAATACCATGTCTCTCAGCGGCGAGAAGATCCATTTCAAGTTCTTTGAGAGCAGCGCTGCGATACATTTGATATGTTTTGAATACATTTGGTTTATGACGATTGAACTCATGCATCATATCATATGATTCTCGTGAATAAAGGATATCTTCAGCGTCAATACAGACTTGACAATTGTTATTTATCGCGTGTTGAATTATCTTTTTCATGTGCGCCACCGCAAAAGTTGGTGATTCTCTAGATCCAAATGAAGTCATTTTTAGAGCAAACATACTTCCTGGAATATTTGACATCATGGTCATATTAACATCGCTGACATGTTGTGCGTGATGGAGTTTACAGTTCTCTCTCGCATAATCCAAAATAACTTTAGCGCCAGAGCGATGAACATCTCTAATGACTTTTGTTAGTTCATGATTGAGTGCTGCATACCTCAGCATATCTTAAAGATATGGTACATTTTTAATACATGGATATGGAGACTCGTACTTTGATAACTAAAGTGCTTCTTCCCCGTATTAGGCAACTTGAGGAAGAAGTCGCCTCTCTACGAAGACACACATGGCCGTATGTTCAATCTCAGAAGGAAACTAATCAACTTGATGACATGCACGCAAAGAGAGACTTTTTCAAAAATCTGGACGATGACACAATCTTGGAACTCTTGAGACTCAAGGCGAGACTCTCAAGAAACCCAGGGCTTCAGGGGAGAGAATATGATATTATTACGACTTTGCGGAATAATTTTTGTTAGTGTATATTAAATGGCATCATTCCTACTTCAATTTATGGGTTTAGATGCACTCGGTGTATCTGTACCAGGTGCGGGATTATTTACCGCGCCCGTTGTTGCATTTCAAAAAGATAAAGATCTTGATGCGAGTACCATGATATCTCTTATCTGTTCGTGCTTGTGTTCAGCTATGGTTGTGCAGAGAATGGTAAATTTTCCATTTAAATCACCACCTATCATAATGATGTTGGCTGCCTGCTGTTTCTTGAGTTGTTGCTCATCTGTGATGTTAACTAAGGATACTTATGATCGTTTTACTCATAAATCGGAATAGTTTAGAAGAAATCATCCGTTCTGTACATATTCACCGTGTATGAACCAGTTTTACCAGTTACTGAAACTGATTCATTCCCATATATCTCTTCACACCCAATATCTTCCATACAGTCGCGCGCGTTGTGTGTCACGGGAACCGGGTACAAGTTTTCACCACCCGTTGTGGTATAATAGTGATAGCGATCCCTGCGTCCTCTGACCTCTTTACCGTATAGGGGGAGAGTTTCTTCTCCGGAACCCACGAGAATACCCATTTGTTGCATAAAACCGGGTTTGTATTGTTTGATGGGTGGACCTCTGAATTCGGGTTCGCGGCGCCTTTGTCGCCTCTCCATTGGTCTTGGAGGAACTGGCATCACAGGCACTTCCACTGGAACTTCGACAACTTTAGGGTTATAGTATATGTATCCCAAAACGAGAGCAAGTACAATAATAACTAACCACAAGATTTGAGTCTTGTTTTTGTTCTTTATCTTCATTTATAATAGTTAAGGAATATTATTCAGATAAAGACATGAAGGTACTCGCCATAGATATTGGGTATCATAATATGGGACTTGTCCTCGCCGAATGTGGTAAAGGTCCAAAGGTAGATGTAGAATTCATGAAGAAGGCAAGTCTCGAAGACTATAAATATATTCACTCAAATGACATCGTTGATCTCGTTCCGTTATTTGTAGATGCACATGAACATATTTTTGAAAGTGCTGATAAAATTCTTATAGAGAGACAACCACCTGGAGGGTTTACAAACATTGAGGTACTTCTAAATTACATGTTCAAAGATAAAGTCATCTTGGTTTCACCTGTGAGCATGCATACACATTTTGGTATGAGACACCTAAATTATGAGGAACGCAAGGAGCGAACTGTCTCCATTGCAGATAAATATATTGAGGGTGAAATACCCTACGAGAGGAAACACGATATTGCCGACGCACTATGTATGATTTTGTATTATAACTTTAGAGTTTCCGTACACTTTTTTGATAAATTTAGGTTTGACGGGCCTCGGCTCTAATAATTTCTAATGCGTTTGCCACAGATTCTAAAGCGTCAAACATTGTCGCCGCACTACGCTTTTTACAGCACACTCGAATATTTTCAATATTGTATTCAAAAGATTTCTTCGCCTTCTGTTTTCTTTCTTCGTGAGACTTCATAACACCCTTGAGTCTCTCAATCTCTGAATTTAACTTTTGTGTAATGACTTCAATGGCTTCGTCCATCTTTAGGATCTCTTCCTCATACCAGTCAATGTGACGGTTAAGAAGATCCCGTTTCACTTGAGATTTTGTTCTCTCCATCTGTTTTTCAACTCTTTCAATTTTGTCATCAATAATCTGAAGATTGTTTAAATATTTTTGATGGTGAAATTCCTTAGATTGCTCGAGAGCTTCAATTTGTTGTTTGATGTCCATTGTGTTGTGTAAACTCTTCGCCCCAAAACTTTATACCAAGCATGCGTTCGTGATAGTCTATGATCCATTTTAAAGTTTGAGATCTTAGACTATCAGTTTCCTTGTAGAACTCATACTCTTTCCGAAGACGATTGAGTTCTTCTTCACGCCAGTGAGGCATTTTACTTGGGTGTTTTACCTTTCACGATCAATCTTAGGTCATCAATAAACGTATCAAAGCGTCCAAGGCGATACTGGACCAAAGCCCATAGGAAAAAGAATACCGTCTTTGTCAGGTTATTTATATCATTGTCTTCCATCTTGTATATTGGAGAAACCACTCGGTGCATAAAGGTTTCTTCCTTCTGTTGCCCTGTCACATACATTTCGGCTTGTGTCAAAGCACATGTATCATCATTGACACTCCAATGATAGAACAAAAATGGGATAAGTATGGAATAAAATTCAAGGTTTCTGCGATCATTTGTAAATGGAACTACCAGAATACCTATGAGAAATACAAGATGAATCCAGAATATTATGTTCATCTATTATAAAATGAACCAAGAAAATTTTGACGATCAAATGATCAAACAACAGGCACTTGAAAATCGTCGTGATAGTTGGAATGAGCAACACGAATCTATATTGCGTCAATGGGGTGAGGCTTCGGGGTGTTACAGGTACATGCATCACCGAGCGTTCCTGATGTACAAGGGATTGAGTATGCGTTTTACTTTACCTGTCATTATACTTTCAACAATCACAGGTACTGCGAACTTTGCTCAAGAACAGTTCCCCGAGAACCTCCGTGGTATGGTGCCATCTGTCATTGGTGGTCTTAACCTTATCGCAGGTCTCGTCGCGACCATTATGCAGTTCTTGAAGATCAATGAATTAATGGAAAATCACAAGGCGGCTGCGCTCTCTTTTGGTCTTCTTTCCAGAAATATTAGATTAGAATTAGCTCTCGCTCGTGAAGAGCGTAGCACGGATGGTTTGGAATTTGTTACCAGATGCAAGAATGAATATGACCGTCTCATTGAACAGTCACCCAGTGTTCCATCAACTATCCTTGCAGAGTTTGAAAAGGAATACCCACTTGACAATATGTTCACGAAGCCTGAGATTCTCGATGTCCGAGCGATTCCCAAGTTGAAACTACCAGGTTTCACAAATATAAGATCACACACGGGTTCAAGTGTCATCTCCGAATCAACAAAGGGCGGACCACTTTCCAAGATTGGAGAACTCGTGAAGGGGAGGGAAGAATATGAAGCAAAAGTAAAGATCCTTGAAGAGATGCAGTCTGAATTAGATCAAGAGGAAGAACTCACATCGGTGGTTTCTGAAGAGCCTGAAGACGAGCCAGACGTTGAGCAAGGTACACCAACAGAATAAGCATAATCATGTTAGTTAAACCAGCACACACAGCATATGGTAAAATTTTCCTTCTTAAAGGTTTTACGATACGTTCTTGTAGTGCGTCATTTTCAAGCACCAAATCTATGGCTTGATTAGTAAGATCATCAATGGATTCCTTCATTAAAATAATCGAACAAAAAAAGGATCCCCCTGTTGACACGATTCACACAAAACAGATTGATCTATTGAAAAAGTACATTCGTGAGCGAAAGAATGTCTTCATATGCGGGGCTTCGGGAGTTGGGAAGACGCATGTATTAAATGCAGTTCTAAATGAATCAAACAGTGTTGAAATTCACAGTGAACACCTAAAGAGTAAATCTCCTTTTCTCACTTTTATAAAAGGTGCTGCGAAGCACGCATTCATTGAGGATTACAACCAGGAGTTTAAAAGTCTTGTAGAGAGTGTTTCGGATGGTAATAGAAAATTGACACGGGGATCTCTCGTGGTTACATCACTAAATATGTGTATGTTTCCAAATTTTGAGACAATATTTATACCAAAGCATAAACCAGATAAGATTCTGACTCTCACAGAAGATCGTTCAAAGAAGGCTGAAAATGCGGCTGTTATGTGTAATGGTAACATTAGAGACTTCTTTTCATATCTGGATGATTATGACCAAAAGGATATATTCAAAACACCCAAAGAGTTTATAGTGGATGTCCTTACAGATCCAAACTTTACAAAAATTCCAGATAAAATCCACGAACATGGACATGTATGGGATATATTTCAGGAAAATTACTTGGATTCAAGAGGTATCAAATACGATAAGGCGTCGCGTGCGTTTTCAGATGCCGATATATACGACGACCACATGTATTCAACGGGTGATTGGAATCTCATGCCTCATTTTGTATTGAATGCTCTCGCAATACCAAAGTTGTGTATTGGTACACCACTTGTAAAGGACAAGATTAGACCTGGGAGTTGTTGGACAAAATATGGTAATTACAAAATGAGATCACAGAAGTTTAGGGATATACAAAGACGGTGTGGTCACCAATTAGGAATAGAAGATCTTTGTTTACTCAAGAAATACGCCGAAAACGGTGATATAGAACCAATGTTAGAATATGGTTTAACCCCACAAGACTTTGATGTCATGAATCATCTCGCGGTTGGAAGTAAGTTAAAACAGAGAGATGTAACCAGAGTAAAGAAAGCATTGAAAAATGCCATCGCAGAAAGAAGTTGAGAAGATCTTTGAAACAATTTTGGGTGGAGCTTTGGAAAATAAAGGTTCAAAGGTTCTCGGCGAAGAAGAAGAACCTGAGGTTACCAAGACTATCGGGAATGAAATCCACTTCTATGGCGAGATTACCCCAGAAAACACCCTTGAGTTTGTTGAGAGCTTCCGAAAGTTGGAAATCCACCTTCTCAAGCAAAAGGCAGATCTCATTGGCTACGAACCAGAGATTCGTATTCACATTATGAGTGAGGGTGGTGACATGTTTTCAGGATTCACTCTAAAGAATGTTCTTGAAAAGTCTCGTGTTAAGGTTGTGACGATTGCCCAAGGTGCCTGTTGCTCTGCGGCTACTTTCATGTTTTTGGGTGGATCAGAACGACGCATGGGTGAAAATGCGTACCTTTTGATTCACCAATTGAGTACAGACTTTTGGGGCAAGTATCAAGATCTCAAAAATGAGATGAAGAGTTGTGACAAGTTTATGGCATCCCTCAAGAACATGTATATGACTAAGACTGAGATCCCCGAGAAGAAGTTTAAGAAACTGATGAAGAAAGACCTCTTTTTGTCGGCATCAAAGTGTCTAAAGTATAAGATTGCTCACGCGATTGACTAACAGTAATGTAGCGTTTGTAAAGACCAAGTATACACAATATTATAAACCCAATAGCAAAAGTATTCGCGTTCATAGGTACACTTGCGCGCTCTGGAGGCCTAAGTCGTTCCATTCTACCATAATTTACAACTGGCAGTGAAGACATCTATTTAAAGTTGAGAAATTAATTAAAAGTATAATGGAACGCCTTATCCGAGAAGACAAAAATGGTCGCGAAAGATTTACCGATATTCATGTGGAAGACCTCGGTGATGGAACTGCTGATATTGTGAAGACGAGCGGCATGGTTGGGAGTGACAAAACGATTGTGTCACGGACGAATGTTACGACCGGATATGAAAAAGCTCTTGTGAGAGCTAAGACTATGTGGAACAATGAGAGAACCAAGGGAATCCAAATCCTTCCAATGTTGGCAAATAAATGGGAAGATCGCGAAAAGTATATTTCTGAACCCTTTTATGTTCAACCCAAATTGGATGGTGTGCGTCTTCTCGTGTCTACGGGAGGATGCTTCTCGCGGACTGGCAAGATTGTCAAGGGTGTTGAACATCTCACCGAGAATCTTAAGGATGGTGAATGGTTGGATGGAGAATGCTATACCCCAGGTATGTCATTTGAAGATCTCACGAGTGCTTTTAAGATGAATCCAAAGAGTTTGGAGTTCTACGCATTTGATTACTTTGACACGAATCACCCAAATCTACCGTTCGCTGAAAGACAACGCATTCTCAAGGGTAAAACACCGACAATGGTTGATACATTTCTCATAGACAGCAAGGATAAGATTCCCGAGTATCATAGAAAGTTTGTTGAAGAGGGACACGAAGGAATTATGATTCGCGAATCCACGAGCATCTATGAGATCGGAAAGAGAAGTAATTACCTACTCAAGTTTAAGGAGTTTCAAACCGAAGAATATGAAATCGTGGGAGCGAAAACTGGACACGGTAGAGATGCAAACGCGGTAGTATGGGTCTGTAAAACAGGGGATGGGCGTGAGTTTACCGTGAAACCAGAGGGTACTATCAAAGAGAGGGAGAGATACTACAGTGAGCGAGACCAATATATTGGAAAACAACTCACGGTGCGCTTCCAAAACCTGACAGCCCTTGGCGTACCACGCTTCCCCGTAGGTGTGGTGATTCGGGATTATGAATAATGTCAGGGGAAAGTAAATGAACACCAAACTTGCTGTAGATGTAGATGAAGTCCTTGTAAACCTACTTGAACCTATGGCAAAGTGGAGGGGTGTTGCGTTGCCCACCAAACCCAAATACAAATATCTTTATAGGGAAATTTTTAATTGTACAGAAGAACAATCCCAAGAAATCCTCCACAAGTTTTATCGTTCTCGGGACTTTCTTTACCTCAAACCAATCCCTGGTGCTCAACCAGCCATGATCAACTATCGTAGAGTCTATGACAAGATGTATATTGTCACAGGTCGTCAGGATGTGGTGCGTGAAACTACCGAACTTTGGATTGATCGTTTCTTTCCCGATATCTTTGATGATGTAATCCTCACCAATAGTTTTACTGAGAATGAAGTTAAGAAGGTTGATATCTGTCGCGCCCTTGGTATTGGGTGTATCATTGATGACAGTATTGAAACTTGTGATCAATGTATTGAATCTGGTATGGAAGCCATAAACTTTATTGGTAATGATATTTATCCATGGTGCGAACCAAGCGAAATTAGTATACGCGGGTGGCGCAAGAATCAATATAAAGTTATAGAGATATAAAATCGTAGATGTCTTCGTACGGACTTGTTGGTCTTGGTGCCATTGGGCAAAACCTCGCCCTCAACATTCAAAAAAAGACTGATGTTCATGTGTATAACCGAACACCCCAAAAAGTCAATGAACTTATGAAAAGGGGTCTCGGTATTCGCGGGCATGAAAGTCTTTGTGAAATGATTTCTTCCATGGAATTGCCCCGAACAATTATCACAACCCTCCCATCGGGTGAAACAACCGACAGTGTCATTAGGTATATGTTGAAGTCGTTGGATCCACTTGATACGGTGATTGACTGCTCAAATGAACACTATAGGGTGTCAAGACACCGAGGGGCGTACCTTGCCACACACAGCATTCGTTACATTGGTGCGGGACTCTCCGGTGGTGCTAAAGGTGCTCTCAATGGACCAGCCCTCATGCTTGGTTGTAATAAACTCACCTACGACAATAATAGAGAATTTCTTGAGACTTTCTGTAAAAATGTTACATACATGGGTAATGATTTTGGGGCTGGTCATTACACAAAGATGGTTCATAATGGAGTAGAATATGGTATGCTTCAAGGTATGGCTGACGTTTATTCGTATTGTAACCAGGATCAGATCTGTATGTCACAACTTATGAATGATACACACGGCACAGATATTGATGGTTTTCTCATGAATGCGGCAGTTGATGTGTTGAAAAAGTTTGAGATTCACGAGATTTCAGATATTGCTGAGATGAATCATACAGGACTTTGGTGTTCCAAGGTTGGAATGGAATATGAGATTCCAACTCCAATTATAAACGCAGCCCTCAACACAAGAATGACAAGTTCTTATGCAAAGTATTTGGATACCCGTCAA